TATGAGTGATATTAAATCATTATTGACAAACAATATGAATCCACAGGCTAAGTTGATGACTGAAACCCGTGGATTGCAAAGCAAATGGGACAAGACTGGTCTTCTTGAAGGACTAGAAGGTGTCGATAAGGCACACATGTCCATCTTGCTTGAAAACCAAGCACAACAATTGTTGAACGAAGCTACCGCTACTGGTACTTCCGCTAACAGTGAACAATGGGCTGGCGTAGCTCTTCCATTGGTTCGCCGTGTATTCGCTGAAATTTCCGCTAAGGAATTCGTTTCAGTTCAACCAATGAACCTACCATCCGGTCTAATCTTCTATCTAGACTTCAAGTATGGTACTACCCGTGGTGGTCTTCCAGGCCAAAACGGTTACAACGGACAATCCTTGTTCGGTGGTAACAGTATCAAGCTCGGTTCTACTGATGCAGCTGTAAACGGTCTATATGGTGTAGGTCGTTATGCTTATACTGAAAACTATCAATCAGCATCATTTGCATACGCAACTGGTTCTGTAAGTTTCAGTGATGTTGATTTGGATTCAACCTATGTTGCTACAGGTTCTTGGAAAAAGATTACTGTCAACGTTGGTGACAATAGCAGTGCAAGAATCGACTTGAACGCAGTAAGAAGCTTTTCTTTAAGTGGTTCAGGAATCGATCCAACACTTCAAGTCAATGAATTGACCAAAGTATACAATACTGGTTCATTGGCTTCTCCATACTACAGAATCCAATTCATCGTAACTGGTTCACAATCACCAGTTTTCCCAGGAAATGCTGTATTGACCTACACTACACAACCTACTGACAGTACCCGTGGTGACTTCGAAGACACCAATCCATTCAAGGGTGGCACAGGCAATGTTGGTATCAACCAAGGTACCGACATCAACATTCCAGAAGTTAACTTGGAACTTAAGAGCGAACCAATCGTTGCTAAGACCCGTAAGTTAAAGGCAGTCTGGACCCCAGAATTGGCTCAAGACTTGAATGCTTACCACAGCATTGATGCAGAAGCAGAATTGACTGCTCTCTTGAGTGAATATGTATCAATGGAAATTGATCTTGAAATCATGGACATGTTGATCAATGCTGCTCCAGCATTGACAACTGAAGGATGGTCTGCAGTAATCGGTAAGGACATCATCAAGGGTGCTAACGATGCTAACGGACTACCAACATTCACCGTAAACAACGATTCAACCAATCGTACTGCTTACGTAAAGAGCACTTGGTACCAAACTCTTGGTAACAAGATTCAAAAGGTAAGCAACAAGATTCATCAATTGACTCTACGTGGTGGTGCAAACTTCCTAGTAGTAGGTCCAGATGTAGCAACCATCTTGGAATCAATCCCAGGATATGTTGTTAACACAGACGGTGATTCTGCTAAGTTCGCAATGGGTGTAAGCCGTGTTGGTAGCTTCGCAAGTCGCTTCCAAGTCTACAAGAACCCATATATGCAAGAAAACACCATCTTGATGGGCTTCCGTGGAAATAACTTCCTAGAAACCGGTGCTGTATATTCCCCATACATCCCACTAGTACAAACTCCATTGGTATACGATCCAGTCAACTTCACACCACGTCGTGGAGTATTGACTCGTTATGCTAAGAAAGTAGTGCGCCCCGAATTCTACGGCAAGATATATGTATCAGACTTAGATCAAATCTAATTCATATTAACATAGTTTAATCAATAACCCTCACAGTAAAATGTGAGGGTTTTTTATTTTGTAATTCTATTTATATTATATGATAAATTTAACTGATATAGTGGATGAAATTTTAGAAAAAAATGCACCAATGAAATTGGTTCAAGATGCCGTAATCAGTTCCAATTTAAAATATCATTTGGATCATAATCTTGCTCTTGAAGAAAATATATTTAGAACTTATAGTGAATCTTATTTTTCATTGATAAACGAAGTTCGTGAATTATATAATCAAGATCTAATTGAATTGAATGACGACGATGTAGACATCGTTGAAAGTGATCTTGGTCGTAAATCAATATATGAAGGAATGGAAGTTTATTTAGATGCGCCAATTGAATTGGAAGAAGATGAATATCTAAATGAGGTAAAACACAGAGGTAGAACTGTACATCTTAGTAGACCATTTAGAACTCCAGGAGGACCAAAGAAATTTGCTGTATATGTAAGAGGTAAGAATGGTAATATCAAGAAAGTTACATTTGGTGATCCTAAAATGAGAATTAGAGCTAGTAGTAAAGCTCGTAGAAAAAGTTTTAGAGCTAGACATAGATGTAGTCAAAAGAAAGATAGAACTACAGCCGGATATTGGAGTTGCAGAAGTCATAGAATCAAATCTTTAGGTACCAAGAGTAAGGGTAAATATTGGTAATCTATGGAATTTCCATTTAAAGAAACACATTTACAAGACAATTTATATCTAAGAGAATTTGAAGAAAATGTAGATATAGATGATTTGGAATGGCACAGAGACAGAGAAGATAGAATTGTAGAAATAATTGGTACAACAGATTGGCAATTACAAATGGATAATGAATTACCAAAAACTATGTCTGGTAAACTTTTTATACCAAAAGAAGTTTGGCATAGAATTATTAAAGGAAATGGTGATTTAAAAGTTAGAATAACTAAATTATAATATATTTATAAACAATGAGTGCTAATTTAGATCAAGATAGAGTAAGATGGCCAGGTAGCGGTAGTGCAGTAACTACTGGAAGCATACCATTTGGATTTTATTTGACAGAACCTACTCCTGTTAGTTTAACAGCAAGTGTTGGATTTTTTGAATATGACTGTGAGAAAAGCGCAGAGTGGGCTGCAAAAAGAATGGGATATCCAATCATTGACATTGAACTAATTGATGTAAATTTTTATGCAGCATTTGAAGAAGCTGTTAATGAATATGGTGCTCAAGTAAATCAATTTAATATCAGAAATAATTTATTGAATTTACAAGGATTAAGCACTGCAAATAATCCTAATATTACAGGAAAAAATGTTACCGGAACAGGATTACCATATATAATACAATTAGCTAAAGGATATGGAAGTGAAGTTGGTGTAGGTGGTTATGTTGATATAAAAAAGGCTGCAGTTCAATTAACATCCAGTGTACAAACATATGATTTACAAACAATAATTGGTACAACTCTTGAAACAGGTAGTAGAGTTGAAATTAGAAGAGTATTTCATGGTCCTCCACCAGCATTTGCTCGTATATATGATCCATTTAGTATGACTGGTATGAGTTATAGCAATGTATTGAATGAAATGGGTTTTGCTGGATATAGTCCTGCTACACAATTTTTGATGACACCAATATTTGAAGATTTATTAAGAGGTCAAGCAATTGAATTTAATGATATGGTTCGTAAGAGTGCATATAGCTTTGAAATTGTCAATAATAAATTAAAGATATTTCCTATTCCTACTCACGATCATACAATTTATGTTGAATATGTTGTTGAAAAAGATAAATTAAATGGTGCAAATACATTTAGTAGTGGAAGTAATTATGATGTAGTCAGTGATTATAGTAATGTTCCATATCAAAATGTAGTTTATTATAAATTAAATGCAGTTGGAAAACAATGGGTTAAGAAATATTTCTTGGCATTGTGTAAAGAAAATCTTGGTTTGATTCGACAAAAATATAGTACAATTCCAATTCCTGGTGGAGAAGTAACACTAGATGGATCGGAATTAAGAAGTGAAGCTTCTGCCGAAAAAGAAACTTTAATAACTCAACTGAGAGAAAATCTTGAAGCAACTAGTCGTAAAGCTCAAATGGAAGCTAAAGCAGATGAAACTGAAAAGATGACATCTATTATGAAAACAGTTCCATTATTAATTTATATTGGTGTTTTAGTATTTGGTTTTATACTTATGTGGTATGATAAATTCATGTCAAATTTGCAATATTTTATTTAAAAGTAAAAGAACACTAAATGCTCATCTTTTTAATGATCACCAATTAAAACCAAAAGACTATTATGATAAATTTATAAAAAAAGAATCTGAAGGATTCTGCGGATTTTGTAATAAACAAACTGAATTTAGAAATACAACATATGGTTATAAAAAAATGTGTAGTAGAAAATGTTATGATTTATTACTATTAACAGATGAAAGAAAACAAAAGGTTTCTATTTCAACAAAAAAAGCAATGCAGAGGAATGATGTAAAAGAAAATGTTAAAAAACACCATGATAAGGGAGTATCAGATGAAACTAGAAAAAAAATGTCTGTTTTGGCAAAAAGAAAATTTATAGATCATCCAAATATTAAAGAAAAAATGTATACCAAAGAAAGAAATAAAAAAATTTCATTGGCTAAAGAAAAATATTGGAAAGAACATCCTGAAGCCAAGATTCGTGTTGGAAACATGTGGAAAGTTGAAAAAGAAAAAGATGAAGTAAAATGGAGGCGAAAATTATTAGATGCATCAAAAAAAGGGTTTAAAAAAATATATTCACCAAATGGAGAAAGTACTTTAGAAATCAAATTATATAATTTTTTATCTAATAATAACATAAAATATGAAAAACAATATGAATTGGATGGTAAATTGTTTGATGCTTATTTGACAGAATATAATATTTTATTAGAATTTGACGGAGAATTTTGGCATAAATCTTCTTTAGAAGAGTGTATGTATGATTTTCAAAAAGAATCGTTTCATAATGATGTAATCAAGAATTCTATTGCAAAAAACCACAATATTTCAATTTATAGAATCAGAGAAAATGATGATCCATCTATTATTTTAGATATATTATCAAAACATTTAAAATATAATTGATATTTATATAAAGTAATATGGCATTATTTGGAAGATATTTTAGTCAGCGAGACATTAATTTGGTAAACCAATTTAATGCGGAATTATTGCGTGATATTATTGAAACGCTTGTTGTTTTGTTTAAAATCGCACCAAATGAAACCAACACAAACATTTATGGTGAAACAGTTGCGGCTGAAGGTAAAAGTTTTTATCCTGGTGTAGAATTAAGTACTTTAATTGATCGTGGTGATATTAGTACTGATGATGAAGGATTTGGACCAGATAGAGATCAAACCGTTGTATTTAAATTCAGAGAACTGTCTTTAAAAGATGCAAGTTTTTATCCTGAAGTTGGCGATTTGATATTATTCAATGATCGTTATCATGAAATTGATAATGTTGTACAAGAACAATTTTTAGGTGGTCAGTCAAATAAATCGCATAGTATAATCTGTAACAGTCATTATACTAAGTTGAGCAAGATTAATTTAGTTAACCGTCAATATTAATTATGTGGGAAGGTAATAAAAACAATCCAGTACCAACAAATAACAATGTTGAAAAGAACAATCCTATTGTATCTAATGTAAGAAACATTGCATTGGATACTAGAAGAGATGAAGATCCAAAGAAAAACTTTACTGTTAGTTTATTGGATGTTGATACTGCATTGATTAGTTATATACAAAATGTTATCAATCCTACTGTAATTGACGCAGGTGAAAATATAAAAGTGCCTATTATATATGGTAATCCTGAAAAATGGTATGCCGCAAAAGCTCAAGGCGGTTTAAGAGATCAACAGGGTAAATTACAGATTCCTTTGATAATGGTTAAAAGAACATCATTTGCGAAAGATGAAGGTTATCAAACATTTAATCGTTATTTGAGTTATCCAGTAATGACTAAGTTCAATGAAAAGAACAAATACGATAAGTTCAATTTATTAAATAAGACTGTTGCACCTACCAATCAAATATTTGCAGTAACAATGCCTGATCATATTAAGGCAGAATATGAATTTATTGTATGGACTGAATATGTTGAACAAAACAATGCAATATTAGAAAAAATTAATTTTGCAGAAGGAGATTATTGGGGAGATAAACAAAGATTTAACTTCAGAGTTAAAATTGACAATTACACCAATACGATTGAATCAAGTGGTGAAAAAGATAGAATGGTGAGAAGTACATTTACTTTAACTACCAATGCTTATTTGTTGCCAGAATCTTTTGAAGATAGAAAACAAACTGTTCAAAGATTATTGACACCAAAACAAGTAAAATTAACAGCAGAAATTGTTAGTAGTACTCAAATGGCTAAGGTTAATCAAAAGGTTAAAGATAACACTTATAGTAACAAAGGAAATCCTTATTATAGTATAAATCCTATTGCCGAAAATGATAGTGAATGGAGATTTCCTAAAGGTACTATCGCAACCGAACAATCCACTACTGCAGCTGGAGAAGCAATTACTACAATTAGACAAAGTTATGCCGCATTGATACAACAAACTATAAATTTAACGGTTAGTGGTTCTCAAGAAGTTACTATTTGGCATGATGTTCCAAATACACCAACTGATTATGGTGAACCAGGTTGGATGGCATATGATGGTGATTATCATTATATTTATGCTGGTGGAAGATGGTTAAGACAATCAATTGCGGATTGGACTGTGTAATATCAAGAATTATATATTAATATGTTTTATATTTATATTTATAACTAGATAAAGACGAAATTATATGCCATACCCCAATTCTAACACTTTAAATATAGTAATTCCACAAACTTCTGCGTCA